AGACCTGGTTGCCGTTCTCGTCAACGAGCGTCATCAGCACGAGCCGCTGTTGCGACTCGACGTTCTCGCCGACATCGATCTCGACGTTGCCCGACTTCGCATTGCCGCGGTACGTCTGGCCCTTCACGAGGGACAGCTGCTCGCCAGCCGTGAGTTCGCGGAAATACACCGTGGTCTCGGTGCCCTTGTGCTTCAGGGTTTTCTTGATTAGTTCCATCGCCGTTGCCTTTCAATGGTCGCCCGGAACGACGCGCGGATACGCACGGCGAACGCGCAGAGCCGCGCGCCGCCCGGACGGTTGAGTGGAGAGGTGGACGCCGTTGAGCCGGTTACGGCAGGTCGGCAGCCGGCAGATCCCAGGCCAGCTCGCTGTTGACCTGGATCGTCACGGTGCCGCGCCAGATGTCGCCCACCTGGGCGTTGATGGCGAAGTTCGAGACATAGCCGCGGAACCCGACGGTCGTCGAGCCGGGCGACAGCAGATTGCCATCGCTGTCGACGCTGACGGGCAGCGCGGCCTGGTCGCTGAACACGACCATCCACGGCATGACAAGGTTGGCCCCCTGCTCCTTCGCCGCGATGAGCGCCTGATGCGACTCGCTGCGCGGGATGAAGTTGATCGGGATCGCCAGTTCGCCGGGATCGGCGAGGCCGCTGAAGTACTCGCGCACCGGCGACGAGAGGCAGGTCATGTCCTGCTTCGGCCGCGCGCCGGAGGTGAGGTCGGGGATGCCGGTCGGGCACGCGACCTGCAGAACGATGGTGCCGTCCGGATCGGACGACGATGCACCCGGCGAATAGCCGAAGCAGAGCCGGGTGTACTTGGTTTCGATTACGCCTTCGGTCATGACACTTTCCTCATCGATGTTGGCGGGGAGTCCGCCGGTATATGGCCGAGCGCTCGGCCAAAACGCAGAAGGCCCGCGCATGGCGGGCCTTCGTGATCCGTGTTTCTGGTCTCGTCAGGTGCTCGAGCTGCTGATCGAGTCGCTACTCGAGGCGTCATCCTCGCGGTGCACGAACACGCGCACGTCGAAGTCAATGCGGTAGCGGCCGGTCTCGATGTCCTTGCGCATGTCGCGCACGGCCTCGACGTGGTGCGCGCGCTCGATGCACCGGCGCGCCGCGGCGGCGAGGTCGCGCAGTTCGTCGACGGCGTCGCCGCCGTTGTCCGACCAGCACGACACCTGGACGAGCGTCGAGTCCGCGCGAGCGGCGCCACGGTCCAGCGTGTTGATCGGCAGGATCGTCGAGGCGAACTGCGTCAGGTACGGTGCGACGACGCCCTGCGGCGCGGTGCCGTGCGGGTAGAACCGCACCGGCGACGTGCCGATGAACGCCGTCACGGACGGGTCCGCGGCAATCAGCGGGAACAGGCTCGGCAGGTTCATCCCTTCGCCCTCGCCTCGCGCTCGACACGGTCGATCACCTTCTGCGTTCGCGCGCGCATCTCCGCGACGAACGTCTGCACCGCGGCGCCCTTCTTCGCATCGAACGCCGGTCGCAGCCATGGCATCGGCTGCCGGCGCTCTGTGCCGTACTCCAGCAGTCGCCCGACCTGCACGGCCGTGATGCCGCCTTTCCTGCCTTGTCGGCCCTGCGGGTATCTCTGTCCGCGCTTGATGCCGACGACGAAGGCCTCGCCGCGCTCGCCACCGCGCATGCGGCTGCGCTTCGCCTGGATCGACTTCATCAGCAGGCCGGTGCTTTCGTTCTCGCCGCTCTTGTTCGGTGTGTCGATGATGCGTTGCACATTGCGCTTCGCCTCGTCGCGGAGGACCTCGGCGGCCTTCTTCAGTGCCAGCTTCACGGGGCCGCCGGCTTTCGAGACGATCTCGGGCGGCAGCTTGCGCAGCGCATCGAGGACGCCCGCCAAGCCTTGCACCGATACGGTTTCAACTGCCATCAGTGAGCCCGTCCTTGCAGGTGATGCGGTACTGCCTGCGCGCAGTGGCGTCGGTCTCGATGCCGGTGATGTCGAACACCTTGCCATCCCACAGGATGCGCCACGTCGGCAGCAGGCCGGGGAACCACGGCATCTGGATGCGCGCTGTCGTCTCGGCCTGCTTCGCGTCGGCGGCGTAGAACTCGCGGCCGCGCCCGGTCAGGACTTCGGCCGGCACCTCGTTGAGCGGCGTATCGCTGTCGAGCCACACCGTTTCCCAGGTGTAGGGCACGGCGCCGGTGCGCGGGTTCTGTGGGCCCGCGACCTTCTCCTGGATGTTCACGCGGTGGCGGTAGCGTTGGGCGTCCACTCAGACCCCCAGCCCGCGCCGGTACGGCATCAGGACGGTCTCGGCGTTGCGGCGCATGCGCTCGGCCTTGTCGGGGTCCGTCTGCTCGTAGGCGGCCTGCACGAGGATGCAGACGGCCTTCTCGAACGACGGCGCGATCGGATCGTCGCTGCTCGGAACCTGCTCGCTTTCGCACTCGCTCGGGTAGTCGAGCGGGAGCGTCGGCGGCTCCGTGCGGTTCAGGAAGCGCAGCGCCTCGTCCTCAGCTTGGTCGATCATCTGCTGCAGCAGGGGATCATCCGCGGACTGGAACACGCGCAGCCACGCCTTCACGGTGGCGAGGTCAACGAAACTCACGGTAGGCCTCCACGTCGCTTCCGATCCAGCGTTCGAGCATGCGCAGCCCTGGGTCGCGCGAACCCTGTGGCTGGTGGTGGCACGGCATGTAGCCGCCGCGTCCCGGCAGACCCTTGATGCCGACCACGCGGCCGTCGGGGAAATAGCGCTTTCGCCCCGCGTACAGCTCCCACCCGTCGCGGTCGACGTAGGCCTCGCGGCTCGCGGCGATCGCGCGCAGGTGCTCGATCACGCGGCCGTTGAACGCCATCGACGACGTCCACGGCCACGCAGCCCGGTACGCACCGACACGCTGCAGCCGCACGTTCGCCCACCGCTGCGGCCCGACGCCGACGAGATCGTGCTCGCGCAGGCGCGCGGCGCAGGTCTCGAGGTAGTCGGCCGCATACCAGTCGTCATCCTCGACGACGACGACCGGCGCCTGCAGGGCCGCGTCGAGGCCGGCGACGAAGTTCCGCGGCTGCGTGCGATCACCCTCGCGCCAGAACGGCATCGGCCGAACCACGTCGATGCACCAGTTCTCCGGCAGCTCGGCCGGCATCGGCGTGGGTTCTTCGCCGTCGTCGACCACGATCCATCGAACCTGTCCGCGGAACGTCTGCCGCGCCATCCAGCGTGCGCACAGCGCGAACGCCTCCGGCCGGCAGCCGGTTGTCGTCAGGACCTGAAGCATGCGTAGCGCTCCGCGTCATCGCCAATCCACGATCGCAGCACGGACAAGTCATCGTCCTGGTCTCCGGCGAAGTCGTCTCTGTGCCCGATGCCAATACCTCCGCGGCCCGGCATGCCCTTAATCCCCACGACGTGCGTCGCGACCGTCAACATCGCCGGCACCCGGCACTCGCGCCAGAGCCGCATGTCAAGGCCGGACGCGTGTCGGCCCGCGAGGCTGAACAGCATTCGCGTCGCGCGCCCGATCGTCGCCGTGCTGCACAGGCTCGCGTGCGCGACGTTGCCCATGTTCCGCGCGACGCGCCGGCGGACGTGGTAGTACCGCGCGCCGGCCTCACCGAACAGTTCGCAGTGCGTGAGCGCATCCGCGCAGGTCTGAAGCCACGCCGGAGAATACCAGTCGTCGTCCTCCACGATCACCAGCGGGACCTCGCCGTCGATCGCCAGCAGGCCGGCGCGCAGGTTCCGCGCCTGCGTGTTCTGGCCGGGCTGCCACACCGGCCGCGTGCGCATCACCTCGACCTTCCAGGTCGCCGGCATGGTCGGCGCATCGATGCCCGGCTCGCCGTCGTCGACGATCACCCAGCGCACGGGCTCGGTGTACGTCTGCCGGCGCATGTACTCGACGCACATGCCGAAAGCCTCGGGCCTGCCGCCCGTGGTCGTGAGTACCTGCAGCGTCATGCGCGCGCGACCGCGAAGGTGTGCAGCGGCTCCTGCCGCCGGATCAATCCGCGCTCGCCGTGGTCGTTCAGGGCGAATGCCACGTTCGGCCCGCTGTTCGCCGTCGCGACGTCCTTGTAGCCGGACACCTCGAGCACGGCGCGCAGACCCGACTCCGTGAACCGGTAGAAGTCATCAGGGAACGCGTGCCGCGGGAAGCAGAACGGGACCGTCACGATCAGCAGCGCGCCGGGCTGCATCAGCGCGCGCAGCCGCACCAGCGCGGTCCACGGGTTGCGCACGTGCTCGAGCACCTCGGACAGCACGACGCCGGAGAACCGGCCGATCCACTCGTCGGGCGGGTCATGAAGATCCGCGACCACGTCGACGTTCGGGCCCGGCTGCATGTCGATGCCTGTCCACTGGCCGCGGGCGAGGTCGCGATTCACGACCCACCAGGCGTCCGGCGTGTGCATGCGCGAGCCGACCTCGAGCACGTCATCGCCGAGGCCGGCTGCGTGCTTCTCGATCCACGCGCGGACCTGCCCGCGCACGCTATTCGGTGGCAGCCTGTTCAAGCTGTTCCTCCAAGGTTCCACGTGGAAAGCACGTCAGCGCAGTGGCGCGCGACGCGTTGATGACCTCGACCCCGAGCGCGCGCATTTGCCGCGAGCACTGTGCGAATCGCTCGAACCACTGCGGCATGCTCTTCGCGTTGCCGAGGCTCGGCGGGTGGTCGCCGTGCGAATGCGACTTGCCGCCTGTTCGCTGGCAGTCATAGCCGGCCAGGACGATGCGGCGCGCACCCATCCAGGCCGACAGCGCGATCGCCGCGGCTCCCGAGTTGCTGAACGTCTGGAACGGACTCGCCTGCGCGAACCCGTGTTGCTGCCGGCCGCTGAAGCGAAGGCCACGGAACGATTCGATGACGTCCTGCCCGTAGACCTTCCACCACGGCGGGTCGATCGCATACAGCGCATCGGCCCAAGGGGCGGCCTTGAACATCGTGTTCGTGACGACTACGGCTCGCCGGCCGGTTCCTCCGGATCGTCCTTCGCCTTCTTGCGCTTGCCCTTCGCCGGCTCCGAATCGCCAGCGTCGGATTCGCTCGACGTCGTCTGCGGTGCAGCTTGGGCCGGAAGCGATGCAGACGACGGTGAATCCGTCCCACCGGCCTGGGGAGGGTGTTCATCGGCCGGGAGGCCGGAGAAGCTGACGAGGCCCTTCTCGCGCAGCGCGCGCGCCGCGGTGCTCGTGATGTTCGGTGTGTCACCCCGCTTGTAGGTGACGCCACAGTGGTTGAACGTGGAAAGTGCGGTGACGATCATGCTCGGCTCCAAAGAGAAAGGGCGGCCGAAGCCGCCCTTTCAGGTGGTTGCACTGGTTCGACCGGATCAGCTCAGGTCGTCGAAGCCGCCCTTCACAAACGCGGCCGGCCGGTAGACCGTGAGACCGATCCGCTCTTCGCAGCGGATGGTCGCCATGTTCTTGATGAAGTTGTCGCGGTCCTCGAGCGAGATCACGACGTTGACGTCCTCGCGATCCCAGCCCTGCACCGCCAGGCCACCGCCGAACGCACCGACGAGGAAGTCGTCGGCCGAGATCGCCTGCGTCGGAACGACGTTGCGACCCCACAGGCCCGGCAAGTTCACCGAACGCGGGTTGGCGAACAGGTAGGCGTTGTCCTCGGTCTTCGTCAGCTCGATCGCAGCCCAGTCGATCGGGCTGATCACGATACCGTCCGCCCAGTACTCGGCGAGCTCGACCTGCAGCAGGGCCAGACGCAGACGGTCGAGGCGGGTCTCGGCCTGCACGGTCACGCCCGGGTTGCTGTAGGCCGTGGCCTGCGTGTAGATGCCGTCGAGGTTGAGGCCGACACCGCTGCCGTTCAGCAGCTGGTTTTCCTCGACAAGCTTCAGGCCGTAGCGCAGGCGGCCGTCGATGTACGACTGCAGCTGCGGCACGTCGGCGAGCACCTGCTTCGACGCGTGGATCCAGTGCGCGATCGTCACGATCGGGGCCTGCGCGGCTTCGAACGTGATGTTCGATTCCGCCTTGCCGGCCGACGGGTTCTCGGACACCGGCGCGGCGCTGTTGGTGAACACCAGCTCGCGCGCGAACTCGACCGAGTTCGAGGTCGTGCGACCCCACGCGATCAGGTCGCTGATCGTCAGGCGACGCAGGCCCGGCTGCTGGATGCCCGGGATGCGATCCGGAAGGATCAGGTCGCCCGCCGATGCGGCGCCTTCCGTGATCTTCGCCTGCACGCCCATCGCGAACGAGCCGGCCGGGCGCTTCGCCCAGGTCTGGAAGCCTTCGTTCGCGGTGACCTGCTCGCCCATCGTCTGCGGACGCTCGGGCTCGCCGCCGCCCTGCTCGAGCTTGGCGAGCTTCTGCTCGGCCGACTGCAGGTTCGCGCGCAGCTCGCCCTGCTGCATGAGCAGTTCGTCGACCTTGGCGCGGGTTTCCTCGGAGAGCTTGGCGTGCGCCTTGATCTCCTTGTCCGCCTTCTCGGCGTGGGCCTTCAGCTGGTCGCCGACCTGCTTCAGGGATTCGTTGATTGCCTTGATGTCGCCATCGGCGGCCATGGTGCTACCTCTCAGAGAATGGTGGTCAGGGATGCGGCGATGGCCGCGGACTCGCGCAGCTCGGCAGGGTCACCCTCGCCGGTCGCGGACGGGTCGCCCGTCACGCCGCCAGCCCGGAGGCTGGACTTGAAGTCGCTGATGAGGCGAACGGCCTCGTTCTTCGGCATGCCGCTCGCACGCATGGCCGCTTCGATGCGGCGCACCGCGCTGGCCTTCGCCTTCTCGCCGTCGCTGGCGATTTGGTCGGAAGGCAGCAGTTCGTCGGCGAAACCCTGCTCGATCGCGGCGCTGCCGCCGATCCACGTCTCGGCATCCATGAGCTTGGCCATGGCCTTGACGTCCTTGCCTGTGTGCGCGGCGTAGATGTCGGCCATCGCCGTGTCGAACGGCTCGAGCGTGTCGGCCACTTCGCGCAGGTCGTGGCGGTTGCCGATCGCCATGACCCAGCAGTTGTGCACCATCAGGAATCCGGCGCGTGCGATCTGCACGGTGTCGCCGGCCATCGCGATGATCGACGCCGCGGAGGCCGCCACCCCGAGCACCTTCACCGTCACGTCACCCGGGTGCTCGCGCAACAGGTTGTAGATCGCCATGCCCTCGAACAGGTCACCGCCGGGGCTGTTGATGTTGACCGTCACCGGCCCTTTTCCGAGAGAGCGCAGCGCGCCGGCGATGCGCTTCGCCGTTACGCCCTCGCCGGTCCAGTAGTCGTAACCGATCACGTCGTAGACGCTGATCGAGCGGTCCTCGTCGTCGGCCGCAGCGCGCACGCCGGCATCCCAGCGATCGAGCGCCGCTGGCGCAAGGTGCGGGCGCACGTCGGCCTGCGGGCGGCCGGCAGGCGCACCCGGGAGTTGGCGGGTCGTCATGGTTCAATCCTTCCTGTCGTCGGCGAGGCCGAGGAATGCGCGGATCGCCGCGCGCGCGGTGTTGGCGTCATCGACACCGAGGCCGATGCTGTCGAGCGTGGTCATCGCCGATTGCACGGTCAGCACCGCGGCATTGCCGCCCATCGGCTCCCGGTCCTCGAGCTCGCGGACCTCGTCGCGCGTCAGCACGCCGTTGTTGACCATCGCGGTGTAGAACGCCGAGCGGCCCGCGCTGTCAGCGCGCAGCAGGCCCTCGACGGCGAACTTCGGGTAGAAGCGCAGGCGCTCTGCCGGCGTGAGCAGGTCCTTGCTGATCGCCTGCTCGATCCGGCGCAGCCACGGCGCCAGGGTGAACGTCAGGAAGCCGATCATCTGCTGCTCGATGCCAGTGCCCCAGCTCGTCGACTTCTCGGCGTGGCCGACCATGAAGGGCGGAACGCGGAACCAGCGGCAGATTTCCTCGACGCTGAATCCGCGCGATTCGAGCAACTGCGCGTCGTTCGGGTTGATGCCGAGCGTGTCGGCTTCCATGCCACCCTCGAGCAGGGGCGACTTGCCGGCGTTGATCGCGCCGGTGATCTCTTTCAGGTTGTCGCGGAACTCGGTGCGCTGCTTCTCCGAGAGCACGCGCTCCATCTTGAAGTAGACCGTCTGCATCAGGCCGTTGGCGAAGGTCTTGCCGGCTGCCACATCGGCGGCCTGCGCGGCGCCGAACACGTTCGCGCCGTACTGAACGACCGACACGCCGCATTTCCCGTCGAGCGTGAAGCCGGGGATCGTCCAGATGCGATCGCGCGGGATGACGCGCTGGCGACCGTTGTCCTCGGTGTAGCGATACTCCTTCCGACCTTCGAGCCCGCGCGTGACGCTCAGTCGGCCCGGCGCAAGAAACTGCAGGCCGACGAGCCGGCTGTCGGCCATCAGCTTCTCGACGTAGGCGTTCCCGCGCAGGAGCATCGCCGCGACCGTCGATTCCCAGAACACCGCCGCGGTACTGTCGACATTCGGCTGGTCGTGGATCACGAACTGCAGCGCATGATTGCGCGCGACGCGCTTGCCGGCGCTCGTGCGCTCATACATCGACAGCGGCAGCGTGCTGATCGTCTCGGCAATCAGCCGCGTGCACGCCCACACCGCGGACAGCTGCATCGCGGTCGTCGGCGTGACGGCCTGCCCAGAGTCCGAGCGGATCGACAGCGGCGCCCACCAATCGGCATCGGTCAACGTGCCCGGAACGTCGAGCCAGTTCAGGATGGCGGCCCGGATGCGCCCCGGCTTCTTCGCGGTCTTGGTCTTCACGTCAAACGATCACCGGATTCGCCAGGAAGTCACCCATGTCGACCTCGTCGTCCGCTGCCAGGGCGACGCCGACGGCCATGTAGAGGGCCACCATGTCGTCGATCTTGTCGGGGCTCCGCTTCTTGTCCGGAGCCATGTTCAGGTTCGCGTCGTACCGCGGCACGACGTTGCTGGCGCACCAACGCAGCACCGGGTCGCCGGAGTGCGCGAGGTAGCCCTTGCGGTAGGCCTGCTCGACCTCTTGCATTGCAGGGTGGTAGGAGCGAGCACCCTGGATGAACTTGACCAGGGGCAGTCCGTCCGCGATCAGCCGATTGCACAGGTCGCGCGAGTTCCAATCGTCGAAGGCGATCGCCGTCGGCCGGAAACGCTCCGCGTCCTCGCGGATCGCCGCCTCGATGACCGCGTAGTCGACGGTGTCGCCGTGCGTCTGTTCGATCAGGCCGGCCGCGACCCAGCCGGCGTAGGCGTGCGCACCACGCTCAGTCCGATGCGCCACCGCGTCCGCGGGCACCCAGCGCCGGCCCCAGGTGTACCACCGTCCCTCCACGCGCCAGACAAGACGCCAGGCCGTGAGGTCTGTCGTGCTCGAAAGGTCGAACGCTGCCCAGCACGGGAACTGCGCCAGCCAGTCCAGGTCGACCGCGCCGTCGCAGCGTTTCCACCGGGCGATGTCGATCAGCGCGCGCGCTGCGGACGCCTGCCGGTTCAGCCGCTTGATCCGGAACTCGCCGAGCCGGCCGGGCATCGCCCGGGCCTCGATCGCCAGCTTCGCCATCTCGCGCGCCAGCAGCGGATTCGCGTCCATCAGCGGGTTGGCCTTGATCCACTTCGTGTCGTCGAAGTCCTCGTCGTCCTCGTCGACGGCGTAGATCAGGGCGAACAGGTGATCGGCTTCGATCACACCCTCGAGTACCTGCTGCGCGAAGTGCCGCAACTCCGGCCACGGTCCGGGCGTCTCGTAGCCCTCCGTCGTCGTGAACAGGAACAGCGGGTTCGCGCGCGCGCCGGCGGCAGACTTGAGCACGTTCAGCAGATCGTGCGACTTGTGCGCGTGCACCTCGTCGAGGCCGGCCGAGCTCGGGTTCAGGCCGTCCTGCGTCGAGGCCTTCGCGTTGATCGGCTTGAACGTGCCACCGTTCGACAGGCATGCGATCGCGTTGGCGAACGGCTCGACACCGAACGCGATGCGCAGGTCGGGCGTCCGCTCGACCATCCGACGCGCGATCCCGAACACGATGCGCGCCTGCGCGCCGGTCGTCGCCGCCGACACCACCTGCGGCCCGACCTCGCCCTCGCAGCACTCGCAGTACAGCAGGACGCCGGCCGCCCATGTCGACTTCGCGTTCTTGCGCGCGACAGCGAACAGCGCCTCGCTGAACCGGCGCGTGCCGTCGGGATTCCGGAAGCCGAAGATGTTGACCGTCGCGAATACGTGCGCCGGGTGCAGCACGATGTTCGGCGTCTCCCACCGACCCTCGACGTGCGGCAGCTGCTCGATGAACCGGCATGGGTCCGCGGCGTGCCAGGCGCAGAACCGGAACGGTGCGCCCTTGCGCTTCGACCGCTTCAGGTCGTCGAGGAACCGGCGTGCCGCCAGCCGGACCCACTTGCCGAACTTCTTCCCTCGCTTGTCGGCCGCCGCTTCTCGCGCGTACGCGATCGCGATGGCGACGTGATCACGCTGGCCGCTTGCCGATCCCGGCGAACGCGTTCCCCTTGGGCTTCTCGACATTCGGATCAACCAGGTTGGCGGCAACTCGGCGACGCGCGGCCGGCGTCATCCCGAACTCGGACCAGAGCGCCTTCAGCGCGTTGTCGTCCGATGCGCTCATGTCCATGCCGGCCTTCGCCTTCTGCCGGAACCGTTGCCACGCGTAGCAGACCTGCTCGAGCGGGTAGAGGTCGACCTCCTGCAAGACGCCGGCGGCGACCAGCTTCGGCCCGAGGTCGTTCCACGCCTGCGCACCGTCCGGGTTCAGGTGTTGCGGCGGATCGGGGAACTCCCTGACCGGCTCGAACGACGGCGCATCGGCCGGCTCGCGGTCCGGGCGCGACGTGCCGGCGAGCAGCTTCAGTGCCGGCGGCTTTGCCTTTCGTCCCACAAAAACCCCTTTGCCGGATATCGCCGGTGCGAAAAAACGATTGGACGCCGCGTGCCGTAGACGGGAAAGGGCAGACTTTCGCCCGCCCCCTCCCGGCTCACAGTGTCTGGATGTCCTTGCGCATCGGCGGAACCACGCCCCCGTTCAGGTCGAAGGTCGGAGCCTCGTCGTCCTCGATGCCTTCCTCGATCAGCGCGAGCAGCGCCTGTTCGAGCTGGTCGACTCGGCGCTCAAGGCTTGCGATGCGGTCTGCGGCGCTGGTGCCTGCATCTCCAGGCGCGTTTTCTTGCTGTGGTCCGTGATGCATAGCGTCTGCAGGTTGCTCGGGTCGTTGTTGTGGCTGTCGCCGTCGACGTGGTCGACCTGGTCGCCGTAGCAGCCGCACACGGCGCATACGAAGCCGTCGCGGGTGAGGATCACCTCGCGCATCTGGCGCCATGCCTTGCTGCCAGTATGGAAAGCGCGGCGGCGCTGGCGGTTGGTGGCTTGCTTGCCCTGCGGGTTGTGCTTCGGTGCTGTGATGTTGCGCGGGCGGAACGTGGGCGCCTTGCGTGGCATCAGCGGACCATCAGGTCCGAGGCGCGGACGGGCAGCGCGCTCATCGGATCGCCCCATTCGCCCGGAGCGCGCCCTCGCACGTGCGCGCAGCGTGGCCCTTGGCGCCTTCCTTCTCGGCAACGCCCATCGCCTCGATGGCCCACTCGTCCATCAGCGGCATGCACTCGTGCGCCGGGATCGACGTGCAGTCCGGGACGGGCGGCAGCGCATCAGCCGGGGCCGGAGCGCATCTCACCTCGGGCGGCTGCGGCGGCGCGATCGCGGGCCTGGTCGAGTTCCTGCTGCACGCGGACAGGACGAGCAGGAGCAGAACAGCGATCAGCAGCCGGCAGTGCGGCGGCCTCACGGTAGACGATGCGGACACGTTCGCGGGCCTCGGTTGTGCGCAGGTCGATCGGCGGGAGCGCCTGCCAAAGCCACGATTGCGTGGCTGTGTGCGTGGATGCGGCCGCGCGGGCGGACTCGTCAGCAGCGGTGCGGGCGGACTCGGCCGCTCTGGCCTGGTCGGCCTCGCACGCAGCGCGGCCGTGGTCTCGGCCCGTGGCGTACGCATACCAGACCACGCCGAGCGCCAGGGCGACCGCAGCGAGCGCGAGGTAGGCGCGCATCAGTCGCTGTCAATCCAGCGGTCGATGTACGGGCGGCCGAAGTAGCCGAGAGCGACGCCGACGATCAGGGTGGCAAGTGCAAGCATGATCTAGTCCTCAGTCGTTCGCGCGCAGGAGCGCGCTGATGCAGATACCGATGGCGACGCCGAGCAACAACAGGGCGACGCCTACCATCACTCCACCCCGCACGACACGAGCCGGGTGCCGGTCAGCCAGTCCACGCGGGCGACCTCTGCCCTGCACTTCTGGTGCCGCTCTTGCTGGCGCGTCCAGACGCCGGGGCAGCGCCGGTTGCCCGGCGTCGAGCAGTCGAACCCGGCAGCAAACCGATACCGCAGCAGCGCATCACACGCCTGCCTGTACTCGCCGGCCAGCAGGTGCCGGCGCATGCTCGACGACCGCCAGTTCCCGATGCCGAATTGCCCTGTGAAATCCAGGTAGAGGTCGAACTCGCCTTGCGTCAGTTCGACGCCGGGCAGCGAATCGCGGAACCTGTGCGCCTCCTGATCGTGCAGCGCCGCTGCGAGCCGTGCGGCGCGCTCGCGAGTGATCGGCGGGTCCGTCATGCGGACCGGGTTGCCATCCTCGTAGCGCGTGCTGCCGTGGCCGATCGTAGGCCTGTCGCCCTGCGTCGGGATGATCGGACGCTCGGTGAATCCTTCGTTCGCGACCCATACCGCAGTGCCGGCGGCGCTCAGCGAAAGCGCACTGACCGCGATTCGCAGGACTGTGGTTTTCATTCCTGCCGGAGGCGTTCCAGCTCCAGCGCGTGTTTCTCAGCATCGCGCCGGTCAGCGCGGTGCCGGTACAGCCAGTTCATCAGCAGACCGCTGACCGCTACCGCCAAGCCGCCGTATGCCGCCAATTCGTTTGCTGCCAGTCCCCCGATTACCGCCACGG